GTATTAGAAGTTCAATACACAGTAATCCATTCCAACAGTCATTGTGATGTTCACAGCAGTATCTGCAGTATCCCAGTTATAATCACCGAAGTTGGCTTCTTTAATAAATGCGCCTTTAATAATCCATTCACTAACTACGTCTCCTACAGGTCCTAAAACATCTAGTACTAAGTCCTTTTTATAAAAGTCAGAGTAACCATCTCTACCTGTTACAGATTCGTGATGTAAACGAACCCATTCCATTACTGATTGAGCTCCAGATGGTGTGATTGGATCAAATAATGTCATTTGAATGTCACCCCAAGTAGTTTTACCTTTAACTTTTCTGTAAACATTAATATGGTTTAATACTACTTCACCTTGAGTTACAGTAACTGCATTTACACCTTTTACTATATAACTAGGAACACCATCCATATAAAGGATGAATCGATTAGCCTGTTTTGGTTCAAATGCTGTGAAGAATATTTCGTTTGCGTCTAATATTGCCATGTTTTTCTATTTATTATAAATATCTATATAATTAATCTTTATGCTGGGAAGGTAGCTCCAGTTGGTGTAATGTTGAAGTCTAAGTAAATAAATTCAGCAGTTTTAGTTGGTTGAACATAAATTCCACCATTTAATTGGTTTCTATCTATATCTACTGCTGTGTTATTACTCTCATCCATTACTACTCTAAATGCATACAATCCTTGTCTTTGTTGAACACTTTCCAAGTATGGATTAACTTGTGCTAAGAAGTTATTTCTTGTTGTAGTTGTATTTTGTTCAAATACTAAATTATTAGCTACTTGAGAAATATAGTTTTTAAGAGCAATTAACAAACGACGAACATTTACACGATCTAAAGCTGATGCTTTAGTTTGTAATGTCTTTTGACCATATACTACAACACCTTGTCCTGGGAAAGTAGCGATTGGGTTAACTTTATTTTGATATAAATTATCTCTGTCAGTTTGAGATAATCTTCTTTCAGCTTTTATAACTTGTAATCCACCTCTGTTTATACCTGCTGGTGCAAACCATGGCTCAGCTACTCTATCATTGTAAGCATATACTCCACCTATTACAGTTGAAGCTGGTACCCAAACATTTCTTCCACTATCTGGATCTTGCGTTTGAACCCAAGGCCAGTATGAAGCAGCATATGATGTATTTCTTCCAATCGCTTGACTAGTAACTTGTGATAATGTAGCACCATAAGTATATAAATCATTTACAAAAATAAAATCACCACGATCTTCAGCTACACTTAAAATACTAGTTATTGCTGATGTTTGTAAACTATTAAATAGTCCAGGTGCTAATAATATATTATATCTATAATCATCTTTATTAGATAATAAATTAATCATAGATATATAATCCTGACCAGTTGTTCCTGTTACTGGAACTCCTTGAGCTCTATCTGCTGTAAGTATTTTGTCATAATATTCAGATACATCTCCTAATGTTCCAGTAGCATTTTTAAATGAACCATTTTGGTTAATTGGAAGTGAAGCAGTATATTCTGGTTTTGGATCACCGTTATTATCAAAATAATTAGGAGTAGTTATTGTTGATTTTACTCTAACATAAGCTGATGCACCTGTGTAAGATCCAGTTTGTTGAAGGTAATATGATGTACCATCAGTTTTATAAGTATAAGATACATCACCTATAACTTTAGATATAAAGTTTGGTGAAAATGGATCTAAAGATAAGCCAGTCCAAGTTTCTAATGGGTTTATATTTAGAGTATTATCATTTCCACTGCGAACTAATAAACTAAATGTTCCAGAAGCTGTATTCCAGTTGGATATTTGATATCTAAGATTATTAGATGATCCACTAGCTAATGAACCACTAATATCTAATGAACTTGAGCTATTTTGTTCAATACCTTGAGCAATAGTTTCTAATACAAAAGCAATACTTCCACCTCCATCTACACCACCTGATAAAGTTGCTTGTGTTGAGAATGAAGCACCTGATCCAGTTTGGAATCTATATCCATTTTGGAATGAGCTTGAGGTTGAACCAGATAGTATTAATGTTGATGTATTGTTTGTAGCTGTAATACTTAGTGGTGCAACTCCTGAGATTTTAGATGCTAAATTAGCTACTGTAGCTGAAGGTGTAGATCCACTTGCAAAGAAATATAATCTTCCATCTATATCATCTTGGTAATTACCAGAAGCTGTAGGTAAGAATCTATAAGTATTTGAGCTATTATCTAAAATCCTAAATTCAGTATTAATTGAGTCTCCTACTATAGCTGATGTTTTTGATGCTGTTGAAAATGCTCCAGGAGTAGATGGAATAGTATTTAAAATATCTGTACTTACTGCTGATTCATAAGATCCACTCACTACACGAGCTACTAATAATGAAGTTCCTCCATTAGCAAAATAATTGTAAGCAGCTATAGATGTAAAATAAGTGTATATATCGCTATTACTACCACTTGTAAATGTAGTTCCAAATTTTTGTTGAAATTGACTATAAGTAGTAACTAATGTAGGTATACCAACAGGTCCTTTCGCAGTTGGACCTACCAGCTTGAACAGGTTGCGAAGTTACTTGTGAAGTATCATTTTCTCTCGCTAATACACCTGGTGATATTAATGTTTCTGCCATGTTTTTATTATGTGTTTGATTTTATTATAAATATCTTAAAGAATGTCAAAATTATAGAATAGGAGTAAATTCTCCTTTTTCTAAATTAATATTTCCTTCACCATATTTTTCTTGTAATTCTTTTCCTATTTTAACTTCACTTTCAATTTGGTTTACAATTTCATTTTTTAAAAATTGTTTTCTAGTTTCTAGAATAGTAATTTGATATTCAAGATCACCTAAAGCTGTTACTAATAAGGATTGGTTTTCTTGTAATGTTTTTAGTGATTGAATTTCTTCTTGTGTTAAAACTTTTGTTTCCATAAATTATTTTATTATAAATATATTATTGATTTGTTAAATTGTTTAAATTACTAACTGCTTCTGCAGTAAAATTAAGTATACTTCTATTAGAGAATTTTTTTATTGAGTTTATATCTTTTTGAATAATGTCTGGTATTATATATCCATGCATTCTAAGTGTGAATGTACTTTTAACTATTCTTTCACTACTATAAGCTAATTCAATAGTCCCAGTAAATGAATCAACATTTGTTTTAAATTTAAAACGTTCTGGGTCGCCCCAATAAGCATCTGCGGCATATTCTACAGCTTCAATAATTTTATTTAATTGATCATTATAATAAGTAAATACAGCACATTCATAAGTGACTGTTAAATAATCAGGTACAACTGTAGCGTAGTATATTTCTTCAGGTTTAATATTATTTAAAGCATTAAAATTACTATAAGCATTACTTTTACCATATTTTTTACCAGTGACAGCTATGTTGTGAGGTTCATTAGCATCTAATTTATTAGCTAAAGCTCTATTTCTTTCAATGTTATTTCTCTTAAACATTAATAATGGAGCCATTATTCTACCATTTAAATCTCTATAATATCCATCTTTTTGAAATGATTTCCATTTTTCAGGTGAACCATATATTACAGGTACTGGTATAGATTCTCCGTTTTGTGATACAGTAGGTTTGATTACGTTTTGAAAATAGTACATTATAGCCCAATCTAAATCTTCTAGACCAATTGAGAATGGTTTTACAGTATCACCTTTAAATGATATTTGATCTGCTCTATTAGAAGTTGCTGTTGGGTTAGGGTTACCTGTGTAGCTAAATCCAGCAGCGTTAAAATTAGGAATTTCATTACCCTCTTCATCAAGAATAAATGGTGGATCACTAGGTTTGTAAGGCTCTTGTAAAGAAATACTTATTTCCCTTTGTGTTTTAGGTATTGGTTTTCTTGTTTCAGCCATTATAATCTTTGTTTAATAATATTAATACGATCTGCTGGTATATAATGTGTTTCACAGATTAGACTTACATTATATCCAAATTGATCTAAACCTGGATTTAGTGGGTTTTGAGAGTATGGGTAGTCAGGATCTTTACCAGCGAAATATTGAGTATGAACTGTATTATCTATTTCAAAATATGATTCTTGATATAAAAGTACATCACCTATTTCTGGTATTATATTCGCGTCTGTTAAATCATCTACTAAGAATGCTACTTTAATACTCCAATTAAAGTCAACTCCAAATTCATTTGTAGGACTTGTATTATCACCTACTTCAATTAAAGCATTTAGTAATATTGGGCCAGTAAAAAATTTACCACCAGATGATTCACCATACATGTTCACTTTAGTTTTATCTAAAACATACTTATATATAGCAACTTGTTGAGTAATAATATCTCCTAGTAACTCTCTGTTTACTTTCCTAAACATTGAAATATCTCTTGCTCCTCCAAATAGTGCCATTATCCGATAAATATAGTCATTGGTACATTGTTAATTTCTTGTCTTCTAAAGTCACTTTCTTGAGAACGTCTTTCTAATTGTGATTTTTTAGACATATCTCCCAAATATGCTCTTAATCTTTCTAATAAAGCTGCTTTATCAGCTGTAGCTGATGATAATAAATCAGCTTGATTTAATGTCATATTTTGATCAGGAATAGGAACAGTAGAGTATTTACCTCTAACATATCCTAACATTTCTTTACATAATGCTAAACAATATTCAAATATCCATTGACGTCCAATAGAGTTAATTAAACTATATGTTGGGTTAGTATATGGAGCATTTGAAGGATTAGTCACTACATAATCTGGATAGTCAGGATTTCCTCCAGGTTGAACAATGTTATCACTTATTCTTTCTTGAACTTTAATATATTCAAACCATAAAAATCCATCTCTAACATCATTAATTGATGGTACTGGGAATACTGTAATTTTATTATTTACAATATTAAATGTGTAAGCAGATAAACGAATTGTATTACTTAATTCTATACCTTGAACTACAGCGGCATCATATGCTACAGGCATCATTAAGTATCCACCTCCATATCCTCCACCATACATTCCACCATATAAACCAGCTGCTGGTACTCCTCCTAAACCTCCAAATCCTCCAAATGGAGCATACATTTGACTTACTGCTGGTAAGTTTTGATAGAATACAGATTTGATTTCTATTCCACCTGATATACTTTGGCTTATAGCCCAATCTGCTAAATCATAAGTTTGTACTCCAGGTGTTAATGCTAATGCTCCACTATAGTAAGTTATATTTCCACCTGCTCCTGCTTCTGCAGCATATTGTTGAGACAAACGTATTACTGTTGACATACCAGGCACAATAAGCGCGTTATTTACACTAACATCCGCAGGTGCACCCTCTAGTGATAACATATTATCCACGGTTTGAAACGCGTAGACTTCGTTACCATATGTAGTAATTGCTTCTTCAAAAGCAGCATAAAAATTTAAATCTTGTAATTCAACTTCCATAATAGGATATCCTAGTCGACGAGCACAAAATGTTGCTACTTTATCAGCATCAGTTTGAAATTGTGAATCATAGTCATAAAATCCAAATGGAGTTAAGCCCGGAATAAATGAACTAGAACCAGGATATATAGGAATATTCATGTGTTAGATTTTGCTATAAATATTAAGAGAAAATAAAAGACCCCAATTGTGAGGTCTTTTTAAATTATATGTCTTTTTAAAATTATGTAGTAAATATTATATTTACTGAACAAGATGCTGGGAGTGAATTGTCTACAAATTTACTATTAAGCCCACCAACAAATGTCTCTATATATAATGATGATGTTAAATATGCAGGTATATATAATCTTATACTTCCAGTATATGGATAGTGAGATAATGCTACAGATATACTTCCAGATATACTTCCAGTTGTTCCTAGGGTATAGGCTGAGCTACTTGAGACAGTAAATTGGTATGATCCAGAGCTAAGTCTAGTCCAAGTGCCCTCTAAATCAGCTTTTCCAAAGATAGAGGCTGTAATAGGGCCGTTATTAAGTTGTGTTAATGAGGCTGAGTAGATTGATGTAGAAGGCATATTGTTTAGTTATAAGAGTTTATTGGTTGGTATGCTTGAGTAGTTATTCTTGTTCTTATTCGGGGTTTACCACCAGAAATGGCTTCTTTGCAACATGCTCCAAATCCCATATTTTTTCCAAAATAAACATCTAGAACTTGATTATTAACAGTTGTAAATGATCCTACAAGAGAACGTCCTATCATTTGACCTAAAGGTAAACCAGTAGCATTTGGGTTTGGTATGTTAAGACTATGTTTACCAGTTCCTGCTCCTCCTATAGTATCACTTAAATTTGTTTCACCTGAGGAAGGAACAAAAGTACCGGGAACTGCTGTGTTAACCAGGTTACCTGCACTTAATCCTGTAGATATTATTTCTAAATATATGTTGGGTGAATTTATAATAGCTGAACCAGTAATCATATTTTGATTAGCCCAGTTTGCATATACTGTGTTACAGAATGTTTGAAAGTTAGCATCACTATTTGGGTTTGGGACAACTGTAGTAGTGTTTTGAAGAGTACAAAATAAAGTTGCGTAGTTAGTTAATCTTAATATCATTTGATCTTTAAAAGAAGCAGTGAAATTTGTAGATACACTTATGTTAGTTACTTTTTTCCATACATTACTAGGTATAATAAATGATCCAGCTGCTTGAGCAGTAGTATATCCTGATGGCGTAGTAATACCCCATTGAGCTGCACTTAATGATGTTATAAAAGGTGCGGGATGTATAGCAGCGGTAGTAGCTCTTGTAGTTGGGTTAACATAAACTGTATTAGAAAAAGCATTATTAAAACCGGGTGCGTCTATTATAGCTGTGTCCCAAATTTGTGATATTCCATTAGGTAAATTAGTTAGTGTCCATCCACCTGGTAGAGGATTTTCGTAACATATAAAGGTATAAGCTTGATTATTAGGTGGAATAATGATATGTCCATTAACAAACCCATCTATATCTCCATTCTCCATAGATGGGAAGATCAATACTTCACATCCACTATTATTAATAACAGTTACATCTTTACCTGTTCTAGGTACTAGAGGTAAACGACAGCAATATGATGAAGAAGCGGCTGCTCCTGATGGAATTAGGTTTATACCATACTGTAAGTAAGTTGATGTGTTTGTACCAAATA